TTACGCTTAGCCCTTCCATGACTACCTTTGCGTATTCGCCTTCGCCGTCGATTTGTAGGTGCAAATACATTTTGTTGCTCCCCCTTTAGCCGTTTTGTAAGCGGAATTACAACGCGGTGCTTCCTTCCCCTTCGACGCGGTTCGCCCCCGCGTCAGCCCCGTTGCTATTGATGTGTGTGTGTGCCGTCGTTTCGCTCCAGCCCTGCAAATAGATTGCAAAGAGCGCAATCACCACCACGTCTGCCGTGAACGGAGAAAACAGCAAAGCCAAGACGCCGTAGATGAAAAGAACAGCATTTATATCAGCAACAGACGGCTCTGCCGTTTTTCCCGCAACGAAAAGCGACGCTACGAAAACGAAAATCAAAAGGAGAAGGGGTGGGGTTGGTTCCGTTTTTAGCAAAGCGATATGGTAAATCGTTGCCTGCAATGCTATCCAGACCATGCCCCTTCTCCTTCATTTCTACTTCCCCCTTTCTTCTGCGGGTTTCTCTTCTGCCGTTTCTTTTATCGCCTTCTGCATAATGCTGAATATCAGCCTGTGCAGAAAGTCTTCTGCTAAAGGTGCATCTGAAACCACACAGCTCATCAGGTTCCAATTGCCGTCCAGCGTCAGCCGAATATAACCGACGTCTTCTTCTATGCCGTCGTTGTTGGCTAAGCTGAACAGCAGTTCTGCAACCGTTGCTCCTGTTGTTTGGGTGTACCTAACCGTAACACCAAGCCTTCCTTCGTGGAAGTACACCCACCAACCGCCGTCTGGAACGAACCCCCTTAGTTGTGGCAGTAAAACTTTGGGGTGGGTTGCTACCTGCTTGGGTGTTACTTCAATCGTTCCGTTGTTTACAACATCTAGGATAGCAACCCCATCCAAACGGAAGCGCAGGGTTAGTTGACTGGTGCGAAGCACCCAGTCCATTCTGTCCTTGTCAATCATGAATAACCTGCGCATTGTTGTCACCCCAATCCTAAACTGCTTGTATGGCGAAGAGCTTGTTTAAATTAACGAGAAACCTGTCGCTGTTCACGAAGTTTATTCCCCAGTCACTGTATTTTGTGATGAAGCAACCGCCAATTTCGGTTCCCTCTTCTGTCGCTTCGTGGAAAAATACTTCCACATTTAGCCGTTCGCTTCGTTCGGTTTTGATGTGCAAAATCGTCTTTTCGTCTACGGCAAACTTCTGAGAACCTTCGGTGGTTTCTCCAGTTTGATAGAGCGTTGTGGTGTTCTTTCGCAAACGCGAAGGCGAATAGGCGAACGTGTCGGTTCCGCTCTTGATGGACACTTCGCCGTTATCGGTAACGGTCATCACCACGCCATTGGGAAACCGCACCGTTGCTTGTGTGTCGGTGAACCTAACTACAGTTTCCATTTCTGTTGATGGCATCGCTTCTACCCCCTTTTTATCGAATGACGTGAAGTTCTAACGCATGTTCGTTGCCGTCTGCAGGAAGAGTTAAGTTAAACGTCCACACGTTGTTGTTGTTTCGCACACCGCCTATCGGCTGTCCATCAAACGTCGGACTACCGTTCACCAGAGACAGCGCACCTAAGTCGACAGCCAATGAGACTTCAAGGCTTCTGTCTACGAATATGTCCGTCGAAGCCGTCGTCTCTACTGGTGCTTCGCCGACCAAATACGAAGCGGTTGCGGTCAGCGTTACTCTCTCGTCTCTATACGGGTTCAACAGAAACACTTTGATGGCGGTCTCTACGCCTGCCCTAATCCGTGTCGGCACAGAGAACCGAACGCCAACAAGCGGGTTGCTACTCTGTGCTAATGCTACCCCACCAGCTAAACAGAGCAAAACGGTAAGCATGGTTTTTCTCATCCTTCTACCCCCTCTTTTTGTAGTTGTTTCACTTTCCTTCGCTCCAAATACACATCGCGTTGACGACGCCACAGGTTCCAAGCCATATTCAACATCGTTTCTGGAGAAGGTTTCCCGCGAAACTGGTAAACCTGTGTCGGCGGAAAAGCGTGTTGCTGTGCGTTGATAAACTTCCGTATGCCCATCACCCTGTCGCCAATCCGTATCGAATAGTCTAAAGAATTGACCCAAACCGCAGGTCGCACAAAGTTCCGCATCATGTCTGGTGGTAATCCGCTGTACCAAGCCGACGCCGTTAGCGGACTGTTCAACACGATGTAAAGCAAACCGCGTTGCTCCGTTCGGTCGCCATAGATGGCGTTAGAAGCGTGACGTAGAATGCTTAACATCGCCATGTATTCTTCTGGAAACTCATCATCTAACGGCGTGGACTTACAGCTGACAACCACTACGCCTTCGTTTAGCTCACCTACGTCGTCTGCGGTGATGTCCCCGTCAATGTAGATGAACGGGTGGAAAGCGAAAAACCTGCGGACGTGATACGGACAAAGCATCATCTTCACTCCAGCTACCACCCGCTCCTCTGCGTTCTTTACGTCGCGTTTGCAGACGTCACAAAAGGTTGCCATCGGTTTCACCCCTCTTTCTATTTTACTTCCTCTCGAATTATTTCTATGGCGTCGGGATACCGCAAAAGGATTTCATCCCGCAACGCTTTCGCTTCCTCTTCAGTATCACAGTAAAAGGTGTAGACCAGCGGAACAAACCTTTCGCGTTCCTCAAAGACGCCCTCTTCAGCCTTAACGGAAGCCACCTTTACTGTCTTTGGTAGCTGTCTGTTGATGTGGATTTCAAGTACGAAACGCCTTTCCATTTTCGTTTTCCTCTTTGTTGGTTCTCGTTTACTTAGACGCATCTTCTAACAAAAAAGTTCCCCGTAAAGGGGAACCTTTCTAAAAAGTTATGAAAAATCTATAAACCCAAGTAGCGAATGATTTCAGCTCTTATGGCTTCCTCTACGGCTTCGACCAGCTCTTCATCAATATGAAGGGTTTCGGCAATCTTCTTACGCTGGTAATCAGAAAGCCGTAGTGCCCTCTCTTCAAGCCACTGACGCAGTTTGCGCCTGAAAAGCCTTTCAAGCATTTTTATCACCTTCTTCTCCGTCGACGTTTAGCTGATGTTTGAGCTTACGCTCTATCATCTTCAATACGTCTGTTCCGCTGTATCCCAAGAGAGCCGAAAAAACGGGGTGTGTGTCCACCACAAACCCGATAAACGCCCCAATCAGAACCGATTTGAGCGAAGCGAAAAATATCTTTCGCCCAGAAACCGATGGCAAAACAAAGCAGTCGGCGTAGGCGATGGAGTTGATAAGTCCACCCATCGCCCCCGCCAAAACACAAACCCAAGAAAAGTGCCACTGCGACAGTATCTCTACCATGTTGTGCCCCTTTCGTCTCCTTAGTTTTTGTTTCAAACTACGGCGTGGTTGCTGAAGACCAAGTCATACCAATAACATCCACCGCACCAAAGCTAAACGCCATTGTAATCGCGTTCATAATTCCCTGTGTGCGAAAATCGCGTTCAGTAACTATTTCTGGTTTTTGTCTCCAGAAGAACTTCAGGGAACCAGTACTCGGTGACGCAAACACGAACCAGTCGTTTGTGTCTACAAGATAAGGATTGACAACAACTTCCAGATTGCCTTTAAACGGGTTTATAGTTCCCGCGTTAGCCTGAATTGCTGAACCCGAAAAAGAAGGATACGACATACTGCCAACAAGTACTTTTGCTCTTGCTTCCAGCTCAGGCGGAACCATCAACACCGCAGGTTCTACCATAATCGGGTTGCCTCTCCAGTCTACTGCCCTGCGGAATTGCCTAAGCGCAAGCCCCAAACCAATGTCGTTCAGCTCTGCCGACATTGAGTTTTGGTAAGTCCCACCCTCAACAGGATGGTCTGGAGCAAACAAAGGCTTTCCGTCCACCCACGTTGGGTTGGTAGCAATAAAGGCAGTGGTTAAAAGTTCGATGGTGTTCTGCGCCGCCCGCACCGCAGTCCTAGTCAGCCTTCCACTTACGACCTGATACTGGTCACCACGCATTAAACGCTTACTGATTGCCCACGCATAACCGTAATCCTTATGCACAAATAAAACCTTATAACCATTTGTAGCGGTCACGAACGGAAGCTCAGCACCATCACTATCCCACTCTGGAAGCGTCGGCAAACCCACAATGTGCTGATACTCTTCATACTCTTTGTTCGAAGTGTCGACCTCAAAAATCTTTTCATAAATCGTTGGCTTTTGAAACTCACGCATCAAGATTTCGGTTAAACCAACACGCAACAAGTTAAGCTGTCCGCTTGTTATCATAACCCTTCACCCCCTTTTAACCTTTGCGCTTCCGCCCCTTAATAGCTAACTCTTGGAAGCGTTGCTTCCCATACTTTTTCCTTCCAATCCATGACGCCAACGCTTCGGGGTCTTTCACACCCCGACGCTTCAGCTTTCCGACAAGCTGTTTGAACCGCTCACCAGAACCAAGTGGTGGTTTCCTATTTGCCATTATCCCCACCCCCATCCTAATAGAAACTTAGGGTTGAAATAACACTTCGCTTGGTGTATCCAATGGTACGTTCCGCCGATGTAATATCGGCGTATTCTTATTTCTCGACATATACCAGCTCTTACGCCGTAAAGCTCTTCTAAAGTGGGCGAAATCAGACCCACATACAGCACGGCAAAGATGCGCATTTCGCCTTTCACAGGATAACGCCCCAACCCAAAAGGGTATTCGCTTTTGCCCAATGCCATCCAGTCATTTTCAGGCGGAAAAATCAAGGCAGGTAAAACTACTCTTCCTTCTCTTATTATACATAATTTTCTCTTCTTTTTGACTATTCCATCATCATCATAAGGCACATCTATTAAAAAACCTGCTATCTTTCTCGTTGGCTCCGTCTGCAAACTGATTAGTATTCCATTTTGGTTTGGCGATGTATATAATGGTCTTATATAACCATCTACAACACTAACCAGCTCATGCTGTGGAATTACCATGCCTGCATTTAGGTCGTCTGGATGTTGTGGTAACTCCACAATCTTCTCATGTTCGTTCCAGTTCGCTATAGTGTCAATCCAACCGCCGTAGGTTTCGTTCATGTTGTTTCACCAAATATTTACGTGACTTGGGGTAGCCGTCGGCGTTAGCCACAACGGCTACCCAAATCCGCGAAACGAAACAACAGAAAACACTAAACATACTAGAACGGTTCTACAATGAAGTTCTGGTGTAACGCCACCACGACCCAACCATAGTCTTTCTGGGAAAGAGCATTAGCTAACTTGGGTGGTATAATAACGTCTTTTACATAAAATGCATTTGGTGACGATACACCCGATTGCGAAACAACGGGAACAATGTAGTTTGTTCCCCCAATGTTTTCCTGTTTCCCGTGTATAGCAACCTGTTTGCCTATCATATCCAGCGTGGGCTGAATATAGTTGTATGACGAATTAACAAGCCTAAACGCCACATAAATAGGCTGTTTACCACTAAGAAGATGAACGGTTAGTTTGCCTTGACAGTTGCCACCATCGACGTCATTGATTTTTTCGGGGTAACTGCCTATGATACCCAAAGGTTTGTTATTGAAAGTGTCGGTTCCTACCGTTTCGGTCGCAGACCAAGCCGAACCGTTTGATAAAAGTATAGTATCAAACGGCAGGTTGACGTTGTCAGTGGACTTTTTGCGCACACGAATAAAACAACCCTTGTATTTGGCTACACCAGTAATAGGAGTGAAATCGTCTATGTGAATGGTTTCTCCTATTCCTGATATAACTTGGGGTGCTACTCCATCTATAGTGACGAAAGGCATAACATCACCCCCCTAGTTATTAGCCTAAATCTGCCCATTTGCTACGAACTATACGCACTATCAAACGTTTATCCCTCGTGATGCCAATGACATATCCGCTGGTTTCCGAACCACCTACAATTCCGCCGACGTCTACCCAGTAATACGTTGAGCCAATCTGATATCGAATGTTTCGGTAATACAAACCTACAGGTTTACCAATATTAGAAGGAACCGCTTGGTTATAATCAAGGTCGCCTGAGCTGTTTATAGGAAAAACCACAAGTTCCCTGTGCGGGGCGCATATGGCTACCGAGATGCGTTTGGTTGCCGTCTGACCAGCATAATCAGGCATAGCCGTTGCTACTGGGTCATTGACTTCTGTATAACCATTCAGCGACACACCATAAAGAGTAGTCACACCGTTCAATACATCAGTAGTCGACCGCGACCCAGTAGTGTTTGAAGAGAAAATTGGCGTCACACCGCCGTTTGTTGTATCAAGCTTCCAAAGCATACCAGCTTTAAGCAAACTCTCAGGTAAAGCACCAAGATTATACGGCAAACGTCTCACTTCAGAGAAGTCTGCTGGGTAGATGGACATCTCTTTCACCCCCTATCATTTTGCTAAAGGATTTTCCGCAAAGAAGAAGGTGCGCCGATTTGGCTGGTATTCCGCACCTTCTCTCTTCATTTCCTCTTCTAACTCTTCCACTTTCTGGTTGGCTAAACGCCTATAGTGTCGCCGTTTTGCTTCAAGTTCTTTTTCCGTAATCTCCTTCGGACGCTTCATCAAAACCAAATTGCCGTAAACTACGGTTCCGTCTTCTTTCCTTTCACCAGCAAACGTAGGTATTTCCTTATCGCTGTGAACGCGAACCAACTCATACCCACGCATCTTCATTTGATTAACACTACCGTCTGCACTTGTGGAAGCCCAATAATAACTCCACCCATCATCATTGTTCTTGGGGTTAAGCGGACTTACTCCAACGTAATCGAATATCGTTCGTTCGTTTACTTCTATAGACGATGTTTCTGTAGAAGCCCCAACGGCTTCGGTGCTTCCTGCTGTGCTATTAACATCCTGAACCGCATCGGTTTTGACTTCACTATTAGTCTTCTTCATTCCTTATTCCCCCTTTGGCGAACTCCTGTACCAGTCTCTTCTTTAGAGCGTTAGGGTCAAGCTTTAGGCTTTTTGCTAACCCCTCTATCTCGGCATTACTGTAGGGCAACGGCACAAAATTACTCTCTCTTCGCCGTTCGCCAACCAAACTTTCCATGACTTCTGTCAAGACAGACCGCTTCTCTGCTTCCGCTCTCATTCCCTTAAGTGCCCACATGAGCATTTCTACTGTCTCCCGCTTCCGCAACTCGGTGGGTAGTTTATCCACAATCTTTATGGCGTCGTCTTCTACCGTCTTCAGCGTCGGGTTTTCGCGAACAATGGTTTCGACCAAACCCGTCTGCGGTATGTTAGCCAAAGCTTCGCGAATACGACGGTCTACTTCCTTTAAAACGACATTAAGCAAATCGCTTACCGTCGCGTTTTCGTCAAGCTCCACGTTGGGCTTTGCTTCGTCTTTAGCTTCAGGCTGTGGAGCGGGTTCTTCTATAATCTTTCTTGTGCGCTCCTTGTAGCGTTCCTCTTCTGCTTTGGCTTCCTCTCCAGCCTTCGCTACCAGTTCGGCGAAAATGTCCTCATAGGTTTTGCCTTCAACACCATCGTTGCTCTCCTGCTCATCTTTTTCTTTCTCTTCAGCACCACTCTCTTTTTCTTCCCCGCCTAGACCAAGCAGGGTTTTAAACTTTTCCAGCATTATTCACTCCCCCTCTTAATGTTTGAATTAAACCTTGTATGTCAATCGGGGTTTGGTTCTGGTTTTCTACAGGCTTCTCCCCGATAATCAGCCTGTAGTCAACATCAAAGGCGGTAAGTATTTGACGCAGGAGATACCACTGAGCCTGCTTATTCTCCACAAACAAAGGTTCTTGTGCCAACAGATTTCTCAACAGTATCCACTTTTGTATTTCCATTTGCCTATTTGTCAACACTGTATTGAAATTATACATAAACCGATAACGGATGTCAAGGGGGTCAATCATGTGTAATGGGTTGGGATAAGGATAGCAAATGTTAGAAATCTCCTCATCATCACCCATAAGTTGCAACAGAAGCAGTTCGTGTTGAACTATTCGGCGCATCCATTCCGCCACGAAAGTCATGAACCTTCGGAAGCGGACGGAGCCTTCCGCCATCGCTATCTCTACTTCATAGGCGGTGTTATCTCCGCTAACTGTGGGCACACCGCTCAGAAGTTCGTTCACCCCACTTACCAGCTTGGCTAACTCCCACAAGAAGTTTTCGTCGCGTTCACTCGTTACCAGCTCCTGCACAGGAAGTGGGGTAACATCGTCGGGACTGTCCACCACAATCTTTTTCCCCGCCGTCCACTCTTCTTTGTCTCTTAGTGCAGGAGATGTGGACACCACACGGTAAATCGGCATTAGCCTAAACGTGTTGGCGTCCACCTTCTGGTTGTGATAGACCGTTAACTCCTCTTCTATGGGCGAAAGCAAAGCACCCAAACCGCCACTGCCGAACGGGAACAGCCTCAACAGGAACAGGGGCGCACCGTCAAAAGGCAAAGCAGACTTTTCGTCTGCCAAGAACATGTTGGCGTCGGGAAGGTAAGTAACATGGCGGTAACCCAATTCGTCATCAGGAATGTAAAACTCAGCCACCTTCGTCATGGCTTCGCTTTCTCCAGCGAACACGCTTACAGGCAACATCTCCTCTACCGACGTCGGTAGGAAAAACGGCGTTTCGCTGGTTTCAGGCAGGCTTTTCACATCTATATCAAACGCCTCTGCTACCGCCTTTTTCTTCATGTAGTGTATCCAGAATACGCCACGCTTCTCTGGATTATCCTGTAAAGGAGAAAAGAAATAAACGTTCTCAAGGGGTATCCATTCCAGAAACGGTCGTTTCCTCTTTTTGCGTTTGCCCCATCGTTCTTCAAAAACCTCTATCCCCAACCGAACAACGCCTTCTCCAAGCAGAAGAGCATCACTTAACGCTAAATAAACGGGTTGCGGTTGCGCATAGGCATTGAGTATTTTCGCTATTCCTTCCGCCAATTCGCTGTCTTCTAGGGCTTTCGGTATCACCCGCACAAAATCGGGTGAACCAAAAAGAGACAAAAACAGGCGTTCCAAAACGACGTCAAGTACCCAACGTGTGAGCGGAAGCTGTAGATTGCTTCCGCCTTCCACCGCAGGTTCACGCTGAAACCGTTCCGCATACGCCTGTCGCCTTAATTCGCGTATGCTGTCATTGCGTTGTGCATACGCCATTATGTAGTTTTGGTAAAGGTCAATCAGTTCCTTAGTCTCCATGCTCATCATCACCACCACTCAAGTAACCCAATGTCCTTAGCCGTTCTTCAAACTCTTTGCGAATTGGCGGACAATGAGTTTGATTTAGTTGCTTGTGTAAAAAGTAGGCAGGGCGTCCCAGCCTGATAGACAAATAACCAAACAGACGCAACACGGCATCTTCAAGAAGCGGGGCATTCTGAAGCTGTTCCTCATCTGCTAACATAACCACGCCTATGCTGTGGGCGTTGTGTCCCTTAGCGTGTGCGCCTACTTCATTGATAGGACGCAGTTGCCAATACCTGCCCAGCAGGTCGACGCCGATATGATAGCCAATATCTTTCCACCCACGCTGTTTGTGGTTCTCACGAATGGCTTCTATTTGTTGCTTCACCTTTTCGGCGGTTTTTTCGCCCCTGACCGCCGAATAGTGTAGCACAACCGCATTTATCTTTCGCGTTATTCGCTGTCCTTTGAAAAGTTCATCTGGAGTAAGAAACATATTCATCACCTCTTTAGATAAGGATTGCCTTTGTTTCCACTTCGTCTTTCGTAAATCGCATCCATCAGCTTAATTATACCAGAAGGCGCACCAATGATGTCTTCCTCTTCTTCTTCATTATATTCATCATAGTCAATCATGCGTAGATAATACGTTACGTACCTGAACGCATCGCAAACGTCCTTGTGTTCATCTTCAGTCATGGCTTTGGTGCTGTTTCTATAGTAAAAGTGCTTTAATCCTTCTATCAGCCTTGTGCAATTTTCGCTAATGTATATCTTGTTCCGCCGAAACATGTCGTTTATTGTTGAAATGCTCTCTTCTCTTTTCGTGGACGGGATAAGCCGTAGCGGGTGCGTAGCGTTCACAACGCTAATCATGGGTTGCCCATTGGTGTCCACCGCTTTTAGCTGGGCATCATAGACCACCCGCATTCGCGTCGGCGGTATACCCGCATCCAAACACCACGAGACAATCTCTTCACCCAAAGCACCCAAAGGCACTCCTTTCATTACGAACTCATCAACAATATAAATCATGTCTTCAAGCTTACATGCATATATCAGTGCGCTGTTGTGTCGCCAACCCCAGTCCAAGCCGACAGCCCACAAGCTGTTGGTCGGCGGGAACGCCGTAATGCCCACCACATGACGGGTCTCGTCAAACTCATTATACACCCGTCGGCTTTGGTTCAGCATTTTGCCGTAGAGACGGATGTCCCGCTCTTGGTCGCTCACCACCTTTTCAATATCAGCCAATACGTCCTTATCTATGTATTTGTTTTCGTACACGGAAACCTGTCGAACGAAATAGTTCGGGTCGTATTGACTGCGCTCTACCAGCTCATAAAGCCAAGTGATACCATCCAAAGGAGTGGCTGAAACCAGCATCTTTCCGTCCGTATCCAAAAGACGGAACCGCATCGCCCTGAATTGCTCCTCTGGGCATTCCTCATCAATCCATATACCATGCAACGACGCTCCTTCCAGCTCACGTATAGTGTGTCGTTGCGTTGTGAAAGAAACGGTGGAACCGTTCTTCAGCCTAAGGATGTTAAATCTCTGGTTGTAAGCGGTTCGCCAAGAGCCACCAAAAAGTAGGGTTTCGGGTAGGTACTTGGTGAACTTTTCCTCTATAACTTCCTTTAACTTCGCATAGTTCACCAAGTGTATACGCCACCTAACAGGCGGTTCGGGAACCTTCAGAAACGGATGCTCACCTAACAAATGCCAAATTACTTCTATGGCACAGTTTTCGGTCTTTCCGCTACGGTTCCCACCCAAAAGCACTTTATACTTCGCTGGACTTTTCCAAAACTCCAGTATCTTATCGTTAGGCGGGATAACGAAAAGATACGGCTTTCGCGTTATATCCGATATGCTTACGACAGGTGGCTGTTTACTCATTTATCTCTATCTCCCTGAACCGAACAATTCCAATCTTCTGTAGCTCCTTCAGCTCATCTCCGCGTTCGTCAAGCATACGCAGTCGATGGGCAATGTCCTCTTCCATGCGTCTACGCTCTTCATCAGACGTGGTGCGAAGCTTCAGGATTTCGGCTATTAAGCGCAGTGCAGTTACAACGGCATCAGGACGCTTGGGGTTTAGGTTCTCCTGTATAACGTCCAAAATCCCAAGCGTCCTGTTAAGCAGGTGGCTCCAGTCCATGCGATTAACATACCGCAGGGACGCTTCCACCTCTTTTTGGTTTTCATCATAAAGACGCAACACGTCGGAAGGCGTCAAGAAAACGCCTTCCAGACGCATTTGCTGAATGATGTATTCCGCACTACGCCCTTCCGCAAACCATTGTATCAGCTTGTTCTTCTGTTCATCCGTCATCTGCTTTCACCATCTCCTTTATCCCTTCTAAAAAGAAGGGTTGGTTCCTTCTTACGGCATCCCTTCCTTTGGACAGCAACGGCGTCAGGTCGGCTTGTGGTGGAGCGTAGAACACAACCCATCGGGTCTTTCCACCTACCACCGTAGGAACAAACGCGACGGGTGCTTTCCAGTCGATATCGAACAGCTCACCGCGAAGCGGTTGCTTAAAAGCGGTGTAAGCCCTGTTTAGCGTTTCGACAAGACTTAGTTCCCGCCCTTCGCTCTTCAGTTTTTCCAACGCCTCTTCAGGTGTCGACACCATGAAGGCATGGTCTTCTGTCTTTTGGAACGTGTCGTCAGTAAACGGGTCGGCGTCAGACAAGAAGCACCAGCCCTGCTCCTTCAGCCGTTTCAAAACCATATCGTCATCTCCTTCCGTTGTTGCGTCGTTCTCTGGTTCTGGTTCTTCGCGGGTGATTTCTTCAGCCGTCGTCTCTGTCGGGTATTCTATCACATTTTCTGCGATTTCGCCAACATCGGCAAACAGGGTTTTCGTTTCTTCTGGTTCGTCTTCGGGTTCACCAAGATACCGCTCCAGAAGCCGATGCTGACTGTTGGTGTAAATCTTATCGCCGTCCTCATAGAGAAGCCCCATGCGGAACATTCGACGTATGTCAGCCCTAAACGCTCCTTTGCCGTAGTTCATTATCTGTTCCGCGTCGTTGAGTTTTCTGGTGTGTATCAGCCTTATCAGCTTCGCCACGCCCTGTGGCACTACCGCCTCTTTCCGCAGAACGCCCATGTCGAAGTAAAGCGGAACCCTCTCCATATACTTCGGGTGCGTTCCACGACCGACGGCACTGAACGTCGCACCGTCTTCTTTCCTTTCAAGGCTTACCAGCACATCACAGGAGCCTTGAAAAGCCTGTGAACCCAACGGGGTGCGCTCCAGTGCTTTGTTCGTGTGGTGGACAAGAAACACCACAGGTTGGGAAGGGATGTCGCGTATTGCAAACCGTATGCTTTCGATGAACCGACCTACGCTGATGTAATCGTTGATATCCACACCCGTCATCAGTCGCCCAACGGTGTCGACAATCACCAGCACAGGGTTGAGCTTTTGGCAATGCACCCGTAAGGCTTCGATAAAGTCTTTCACTGGTTCCCTGCTTTCGGACGGGTTTGCTTCCACGATATAAATGTCGTCTGCGGTCAATCCGTATCGTTCAGACGCCACAGTAACCATGTCCCGAATATCCGTCGCGTATTCTTCTAGGGCATACCAGAGAACCACGCCCTGTTGGATGTTGCCGAACCACTTCGTTTCGTTCGCGGTAGAGAGAGCCAAAGACCTAATAAATGTGCTTTTCCCCGACTTGGGCGCACCGCTAAGAAGAACGACGTCCCCTCTTCTGCAGACGCCTTCCCAGAAGTATTGCCGAGAACCGCCTGCTATATCCTTCAACGCCATCACGTTCAGAAAAGGGTTTTCTTTTTCCTCTTCTGTGGTGCTTTCCAGCATCCTCAGGGTTTCCTCAAACCCATCCTCATCTGGTAGCGTCAGGGCATTACGTATCATGTTCTCCAGCTCATCATCTGGAAGCGGAACATCCAACAGCCTATTCAGACGCCGTCCAGCATCGTAGACCTCGTCTTCGGTTACTTCTGGATGCTCCTTCATGAACACCCTAAACTGACGCATGATACGGAACAGCGTGTCGTTCCGCTTTCCCTCAGGAACGGGGAAGTCTTGGTGTTTCGGCAGGTAAAACTCCAGCGGAAGCAACGGAACTTCGGCTTCCGTCTTGGGCAGGTACGCGAAATCACGACCCGCTTCCGAACAGGGGGCTACGATATAAACACCCTTCCTGTTCGGTCGCAGGACTTTGTAGTCAACGGCAAACCCCGACGCCGTCTCCACCTTCGTTTCACACTTCGGATTTGCCCACAGCGGTTGGCGGAACAACAGATGACAACCGCGAACGGTCTTAGAAACGAACGGGTAAATCTCGGAAAGCCGTTCGGCGTCGGCGTTGGTGTCTATATCCACGACCACCCAACCCGTTTTAATGGAAACACCAAGCTGTCCGCCGTTGCGCAGGTGTTCCGCTAACAGGGCGTCGTCTTCACTTTCCGCCGTCCAGTTGGAAAACATCGGGGCTTTGTTTTGACAACGGAAAACGGTGTGAACAAACGGCAACCCCTTCAGGTAACGAACATAACCGATGGGGTTGCTCAAGACCGCTTCGCGTGTTACCTTCGTTCTTTTCATCTTAGTTTGCCATCTCCTTTGACCAGTATGATGTTCCTGTCGTAGTTGATAGCCCAATTACTGGGATGGTCTTCTTTCACATTGTCGGGTGGAACAATGGTAAGGTCTCCTGTGGTAACGATGAACTCCACCTCGTCTAATGTGTAGAAAAGAAGCTTTTGCACAAGACACCACATATCTGGGGAAAACATTCGCCAAAGCGGGTCGGAAACTACCGTTATTTCACCAGACGCCACCAACCGCATCGCTTCAAGCGGTGGCGTTACCACTACTTCTTCGCCGTTACGACACTTGGCTATGAAGCGAAGGGCGTCCTTACTGCTCCTTCTAAGACGTCGAAGGTGTTCTTTATACGTAGTGTCCGTCAAAACCCATCGCATGGGCTTCACCCCCAATCTTTTGTTTCCAGTTTATTATACGACAGATTTTCCGATTTTGTTCCCGTTGGCAGAAAAATCTCAAAACCCTTCCTAAACGACAGACGCCCAGCGCAAAGCGATGCGCTTTTTTTCAAAACGGGGAAGCGGGGTGGTTGGAGAATATATTCACCACCACAATATACCTAAACTTTCTAAACAACAGATACTGATTGTTTAGAAAGCATAGTTACGAAAATACAATTCTTTCTTACTTACTAACTAATGGGTATGTATGTTTTTAAAAACATACATACCCGTAATATATTAATTTATATTTATTTATTATTTATTACGTTTCAAAGAAAATTGTGTTTTATAAGTTACAACCGATAATAACCACTTACTTTCTAATAAAAAAAAACATGCGATTTGGGAACTTTTTTAGCAAAGCCGTCGTCTAAAGAAGCGAAAACCAAAAACCTAAAAAGGGGGTGCTTTATATGCGCTACAAACTTTCCGCCGACCGCTTCATGGTGGTTGTCTATTGTAACAACGAGAAGCGCAACATTGATAATGTTGTATTAGAAGGAAAGATGGTGCTTCTCGATGTGAACACCAAACATCGTTGGGGAACTATTTATGCGACACCAGACGACATAGCGAACGAATGGGGGTTCGATGCTGACGAATACAGCTATGACGAAAGCAACGGCGAAATCCACACGTGGAAGTGGTATGAAGTAGACGACGTGGTGCTTCACGTGATTGTTTACAGCCCAAAGGAAAACTCCAATGAAGAACTGGGACGTGTGGTCATAGCTGTAGAAAACAGCGAAGCCATCAACAGCCTGTTTACGTTCTTGACGGATTTTAAGGGCTGGATGTTGATAGAGACAAACGGCGATGTGGAAGCACCGCTGACCAAATACGGCGTCAGGAGATGGACAGAAAAGGAGCGGGAGCTTCGTGAGCAGGAAATGAAGTAATCCACAGCCCTTTGCGGGATGCATAGTTTTTTCTTTATGCATCCCGCTTTTAAAATCACGGAACGGAAACAAATCGCAAAAGCGTGGTATAATAAAGCGAAACCGAAACAGGAAAGGAGCGAAAGAAATGGTGGAACGAGAAGAAACCTATCTCTGCGATACCCCCGCAGATAAACTGATAATCGTAGCAGAAGGGTTTTCCAACCAAGATGTAGCAGAAGAATACCGATACCTGAAGAAAGGACACAAGACGGTAGGCATTCGCTTCTTCAGCGATTACGGTTTGCACTATCCGCGTAACGCCGTCGAAGTTATCACAGACAGCCTGCGTGTCCACTTCACCGTAACCCCGCTGGTTATCGCCGTCAATCCGCTTACCAGTTTCTTTAAGTCGGTTTACGGAAGCCGTAATGAAAACTTGACCACAGCTCTTTTTACGCTTTTTTACCATCGGTTGTTTGCACCACAGGCTTACATACTGTCTCCAACAGTAGACCAAGAGATAGTTTATATTCTAGAAAGCATCGGATACCCAGAGCCACCCGTTAACCTGATTAAGGACGTTCAAACGCCTGTAGCAAAGGCTTTTGAACTTCTTCAAAAATGGGGCTTAGAAAACGGGAACTTTTTTGGAGAACAATACGTCTAATAAACAGAAAACTAAACAGGGGGTGAAAACCATGATGACCGTTGGACAGAACAAACTGCGCTACCGCTTCTACTCTGGAGAGCTGACAGCGTTCGTGGATGTCGACCAAGAGAAGCGCATCGTTCGCAATGTGGAGATTGAAGGAGAGTTCCCGCTTCTCGTTGTCAATCCCGTCCACCAAATCGCAACGCTGTGGATGCTGACCGACGACCTGACCGATGAATACCAGTTCGACGCAGATGACTACACCCACGACGAAGAACTGGGCATCACCCACACGTGGAGATGGCATGACGAAAATGGCAACACCGTCCTGCGGGTTGTGGTGCATTATCCCGCCGACAACGAACAAGACGACGTGGCACAGGTGGTTGTTTATCTTGAAGACCCAGACGATGTGGTTCCGATGAAAAACAGCCTGTTCACGTTCATGACGGACTTTAACGGCTGGGTGTTCACCGAAACCTACGGCAACGTTGCTGACGACCTTACCGCGTTGGGTCGTTATTTTAGCGAAACCCGTCGGGAAGGAGAAGAAGAATGAGCGCAACGGTTCTTGATGTGCCCAAGAGCGAATACTACACGCTCAACACCCGTCGTTTCAACATTGACGGCATGGACGTTTCCGTTTTCGCCCCGATGGGGTTCATCATGAACGGAACCATCTCTAACGGCGAACAGTTCTCTGTGGCGTTTGATGCCGTGAGGGGAAAATCGGTTTTGTCTGCAGGTGTAAAAGACTACGAACCTACGGTAGTGGACTTCAGAACCTTTCCTGAAGGGGAAGGCTTTGAAAAATCGACCGACTTTCATTTTCGCGTGAACGGGAACGAAATCGCACTAAGCGTAGTCAAAACAAAGGAAGGCACATTCCTTTCGTTCGTGTTCTGCGAAAAAGACAGTGAAGACGCCTACTTTCTGCTCCACCTGACCAGAGACGGTTACACCATCAGAGGAGCAGGAAACACAAACAAACGGATTAACAAAATCTTAGGGGGTGAATGAAATGGCAAACAAAGCAACAACCACCAAGCTTGGCGAACTGGTGGAAATCCTGTCGGAGCCGTTCGCCGTCGAAGAACATGAATACCGCGTGGTTGCCCAAACCAAGAGCGGGTTCTGGATGGCGTATTACGTCGACCTTAGGAAGATGGAAGAGCGACTGCAGAAGGTGCTTCCCGCTGGTAGCAACGTGTCGTTCGCCATCAAAGAGATTGATGAAATTGCCGACGCCGTGTATGCGTTGGGGAGCCTTCGGATTGAAATCCCCGACGGCGAAGGCAGAACGTTCTACGAAGTAACCGACGCTGGTTACGCCGTAACCAGTTCGGCGGAACCGCCCAAGTCCGCCGTAACCGATTTGTATCGCCGACTGCTGAGCCACTTCGGTATTGGGCGGTATCTCTACCACCTGCCGAAGATACACCTGAGCGGAAAGAACGACAACGGTCGTTTCATCTACGACGCCGACCCGCTGGACGCCCTGCGCCATGCGATGTCGCTGACGGGTAAAGAGCGACCCGAAGTCCTTTTCTACCCGCCAAAGAAGCAGAGCGACGGCGAAGCTGTTACCACCCGAAGCAGTGGAGATGCCGACATAAAAGACGACTGGTTGGACTACTTCGGCGTGGACAGCAAAGAAGAAGCAGTGGACGCTTTCGTGGACGAAGTCGGGGTAACCCGAAAACAGGCGGTGGTGTATATGAGAAACACCACACCTGAAGCTTCTAATGGCGGTATTGATAAGACGACCGTGAAAGCGTTCCTTGACAAACTGCTTGGCAACAAGCGGTAAAGAAAAGAACCAAAGAAAAGGGGGCAGGGCGGTTGCTCTGCCCCGTTTTCAGGTGAAGAGATATGGAAATCAGGGAAGCCTATTTGATAAAATGTGAGCCACCAAAGATAGGGGCAATATGCATCGACCCAGCTTCCACAGGTTGGCGTGAAGGGCTTGAAGAAAAACCGTATAGGGGAAACTGGGGGCTTCTGTTTTCCACGAGGGAAGGACTGCACTGTTACACGTTATATGCTTCCAGCGGAGAGGTCTGTGATTTTATTCAAAGGTTTATATTTACGAACACAGACCCACATGAAGAAGACCAAGCCATAATAGAAGAACCAGTTTATCCGAACATCAAATTGGCTGGAGCGTGTGGCTTCGTTAGCGGTTACCTAAAGGGCTACGGAATAACAACCCAGTGGGTACACCCTTCCAACTGGGCACAAAGGGCGGGGGTGGATTACAGGAAACTGGGCTTCAAAAGATACACTCCGTCGGAACACATCATTGATGTTATCGGAATGTATTTCCTTATTTACGGTAAGGTCGAAAAAGCGACCGTTAAGAAAAACGGTAACGGAGAGGGATAAGACGACTGTGCATAAAATAGCGTTTTACAAACTAGAAAATTACCATCAGTGTCCACTGCGTGTAGCACTGATGGAACACTTCGGTTACAAAGGAAAGCTTTTCCTCCCCCAATTTGTTGGCTTAATTGCTCATGAGTATTACGAACGTCTCATAGGTCGTTGGGCAGGCTATGAAGAGCCGTTTGTTCTTGATGAGGTGGTGAAAAAGGTCATCAGAGACCGCGAACCCGTCTTTAGCATAGAAGAAGGGCTGAAGGCATGGGAAAACCAGCCCCGTGAACTGTGGGAGCAACACCTGCTTGGACTTTTAGAAAGCGAACGAAAGGGGCTGTTCCAAAGGGAATATGAAGGGTGGAAACCGTTGAGCGACGACGTTGTGCTTCATGGTTTCTGTGATGTTATCATCGACAGGGGAGACGAAAAAGAAATCATCGACCTGAAGTTTACGAGAAAGAAACACAGATATAACTACAACCAGCTTCTGGTTTATTCACATCTTTTCGAAGCCCAAAAGGTTTCTTTCTTATTTTTCGAACCCGACGGAAACGTCGAGAAGCGAACCGTAGAAGTAAACCCTAACAGCAGTAAGCTTAACCGTCTGCTTGGTGAAATGCGGTGGTTGGCAGAGCGGATAGGGGAAGGGAACTTCGCGGGGTTCAGACCTAAACACGGAAGCACATGCCACCCCAACAGGTGCGCCATGTGGGATTTCTGCCCAGAAGTCCAGATAGGAAAGGACGGTGTTCAGTATGAGGAACATCCTGACTGGGAAGGATTGGAAGGTTATCCTTCCGAAGACGAACTATGTTTTGATGAAGAGTAACGAAGTCAGAAGTCCCGTTTGCACCTATGAGAACGGGTTGGCACTCGTTCCAAGCCCAACTGGTTTTTTACCAGACGGGGTCGGCGAACTGATACGAACGGGTCTAAGGGCGACCCCGCCACACAGGATAGCGGTGTTTGATGTGGAGACCACAGGGTTAGACAAAGACCGCGATAAGGTTTTGCTTATCGGTCTGTTGCTCCATGACGAAAAAAGCAGGACGGTCATTTTAGAGGGCGACGAGAAAACCATCCTGAAGGAGCTTAAAAAGCAACTGGATGCTTTTTCTCCTGATGTTATCGTGGGACACAACGCCTTCAAGTTTGACTGTCCGTTCATCAACAGCAGGATGGAAATCAACGGGTTGGTTCCCCTTTTCAGGGGAGAAACCGCCAACGTTAGAGTGGGCACTGAGCAAAAAGAGATAGTTGTTTACTTCGTGGGCGACACCCCAGTCCACGACACGTATATATTGGCACAGCGTCTGGACGGTTTTGGCTATCATAGCGAAAGCTTTAACCTGAAGTCATTGGCGGTGGCGTGGTTAGGAATGGAAGACTGGGGAGACTACGAAACCGCCAAAGACAAAAAGGAATACCTAGAAAAAGACTTGGAAGCAACCTACAGGCTTTATCGGTTTTCAGTAGCTCACTGGGACGCTTTGGTGAAAATCGTTCCCGTTCCATACAATCCTTTCTTGGGGAACGGGATGCTGGTGAATACCCTTTTCACCGCTTTGTTGCTTCCCTTTATGCCACCACCAAAGCAACCGCAAAAGACGGAATACGAAGGCGGATACGTAGACATAAGGAGATACGGATACTTCAAACCAGTGGGACATCTAGACGTGGTGTCGATGTATCCGCATCTCATGCTAAATATAAAGCCATGTTGGGATAAATACGGCATGTTTTCTCGTGTGGTTCGCCTTATGCTGGATTGGCGATTAAAGGAGAAGGAGAAAGCCAAGCGGGGCGACAAAGACGCCCAGAAAAACCAAATGGCTATTAAAATCCTAATAAACAGCTTCTACGGTTTTCTGGGTGCTACGTTCCGCTTTAGCGACCCGCTGACGGCACAGGAGATTACCAGACGCGGTAGGGAAACCGTAAAGAAGCTTTGCGATAAGCTCAGCGAATACGGCTTTGAAGTAATCGAAGTTGATACCGATGGAGTATATT